GGTGATAATAGCTATGATGGTGAAAAATTAGCGTTACTAGTACACGATGAAAGTGGTAAATGGGAAAGACCTGATAATATTTTAAATAACTGGAGGGTTACAAAAACATGTTTACGATTAGGTAGTAGAATTATAGGTAAATGTATGATGGGCTCAACTTCAAATGCATTAGACAAAGGTGGAGAAAACTTTAAAAAACTATACAACTCGTCAGATGTCACGAAAAGAAATAGAAATGGTCAGACAAAGTCTGGACTATACTCTCTTTTTATCCCAATGGAATGGAACTACGAAGGATTTATTGACGAGTATGGAATTCCAGTCTTTACTACTCCTGATATCGATAGACTCGCACCAGACGGTGAACTAATAGATGTAGGTGTAATAGATAATTGGCAAAACGAAGTTGATGGTTTAAAAGATGATCAAGATGGATTAAACGAATTTTACCGCCAGTTTCCAAGAACTACAGAGCACGCGTTTAGAGATGAAACAAAAAATAGTATATTTAATCTAGTAAAAATATACGAGCAAATAGATTATAACGAAGAGATGTCTAGAACCTTAGGGGTTACAACAGGTAATTTTCAATGGGTTAACGGAATAAAAGATTCACAAGTAATATTCTACCCAGATCCAAAAGGTAGATTTAAAGTTAGCTGGGTTCCACCTCAGCAATTGCAGAATAGAGTGATACTTAAAAACGGTATAAAATACCCTGGTAATGAACACATGGGAGCATTTGGTTGTGACTCTTATGATATATCAGGGACTGTAGATGGAGAAGGATCTAAAGGAGCATTACACGGCTTAACCAGGTTTAGTATGGAGGACGCTCCTGCGAATAGCTTTTTTTTAGAATACTTATCAAGACCACCTACAGCTGAAATATTCTTTGAAGATGTTCTAATGGCACTAGTGTTTTATGGTATGCCAATACTCGCAGAGAACAATAAACCTAGATTGTTATACTATTTAAGAAGAAGAGGATACAGAGGTTTTAGTATGAATAGACCTGATAAAATATGGAACAAATTATCTGTAGCGGAAAAAGAAGTAGGTGGTATACCAAACTCTAGCGAAGATATAAAACAAGCTCATGCTGCTGCAATTGAAATGTACATACAAGATCATGTTGGTATGAAGCAAGATGGAACATTTGGAGATCTTTACTTTAATGCTTTGTTAAACGATTGGAGTAAATTCGATATAAATAAAAGAACAAAGTTTGATGCATCTATAAGTTCTGGTTTAGCTATTATGGCAAATAATAGACATTTATATGCACCGAACGCAAAGGTTGAAAAACCTAAACTAAATATAAACATTTCCAAGTATAGTAATACTGGTAATAATTCACAAATAATCAAATAATAAATATGGCAGAGTCTGGCATTAAAAGTTATTTTCCAAGTCAAACCGTAAGCGATGCTGAAAAGCTAAGTTATGATTACGGTTTAAGAGTAGGTAAAGCAATAGAACAAGAGTGGTTCAACGATGATAGAAATATGAATAGATATAGATCTAATCATAATAATTTTCATAATTTAAGGTTGTACGCGCGAGGCGAACAATCTATACAGAAATATAAGGATGAGTTGTCAATTAATGGCGATTTGTCCTATTTAAATTTAGACTGGACACCTGTTCCTATTATTTCTAAATTTGTAGATATAGTTGTTAATGGTATAGCTGAACGAACTTATGACATAAAAGCTTTTTCACAATCACCAAATGGTGTTGAAAAAAGAACAGAGTACATGGAGTCTATAATAAGAGATATGCAAACTAAAGAGTTTAACCAAGCAGCAATGGAAAACTTTAATGTAAATCTATACGAGACTGATCAAAAAACATTACCAGAATCAGAAGAAGAACTAGGAATACACATGCAACTTTCGTATAAACAAGCTGTAGAGTTAGCAGAAGAACAAGCTTTAAGTGTTTTGTTTGAAGGTAATAATTATGAGTTAACAAAGAAAAGGTTTTATTATGATTTAACAGTGCTTGGTATTGGAGCTGTTAAAACATCATTTAATACTTCTGAAGGTGTTACTATTGATTACGTTGATCCTGCTAATTTAGTTTATTCATATACTGATTCTCCATATTTTGAAGATATATATTATGTTGGTGAAGTAAAAACTATACCGGTAAACGAATTAGCTAAAGAGTTTCCACATTTATCAGAAAGTGATCTTGAAGATATAATGAAGAATAAATCTTATAATAGATCTAATTATAATTCAATACACAACTACGATAAAGAAGACAATAACACTATTCAAGTTTTATATTTTAACTATAAAACTTATATGAACGAGGTTTATAAAATAAAAGAAACTGGAACTGGTGCTGATAAAATTATACCTAAAGATGATTCGTTTAACCCGCCAGAAAACATGGAGGGTGGTTTTAGTAAAATGCAAAGATCTATAGAGTGCTTATATGATGGTGCTATGATTCTTGGTACCGATAAATTACTTAGATGGGAAATGTCTAAAAACATGATGCGTCCAAAAAGTGATTTTACTAAGGTTAAAATGAGTTATGCTATTGTTGCTCCACGTATGTACAATGGTAAGATAGATTCACTAGTAAAACGTATTACTGGTTTTGCTGATATGATACAGCTTACACATTTGAAACTACAACAAGTAATGTCTAGAATGACACCAGATGGAGTTTATTTAGATGCTGATGGTTTAGCTGAAATTGATTTAGGTAATGGAACTAACTACAACCCACAAGAAGCTTTAAACATGTTCTTCCAAACTGGTAGTGTTATTGGTAGATCATTTACTAGTGATGGTGATATGAATCCAGGTAAAGTACCTATTCAGGAAATCACATCAGGTTCTGGTGGAAATAAAATGCAAGCGCTAATTGGTACGTATAACTATTATTTACAGATGATAAGAGACGTAACCGGACTTAACGAAGCTAGAGACGGTAGTACGCCAGATAAAAACGCTTTAGTAGGCGTTCAAAAACTAGCGGCAGCAAATTCTAACACAGCGACTAGACATATATTACAAGCTGGTTTATTTTTAACAGCCGAAACGGCAGAGTGTCTTTCGCTAAGAATATCTGATATTATAGAATATTCTCCAACTAAAGATGCGTTTATTCAAGCTATAGGAGTTCATAACGTAGCTACACTAAAAGAAATGTCAGAACTACATCTTTATGATTTTGGAATATTTTTAGAATTAAAACCAGATGAAGAAGAGCAAGCTATTTTAGAGAACAATATTCAAATGGCTTTACAGCAGCAAAGTATAGAGCTAGAAGATGCTATTGATCTTAGAGAAATACGCAATATAAAACTAGCTAATCAACTACTTAAAATACGTAGAAAGAAAAAGCAAGACAAAGACCAAGCTATCCAACAACAAAACATGCAGCAACAAGCTGAATTAAACCAACAATCTTCTCAAGCTGCTGCACAAGCTGACATACAAAAAAATCAAGCGATAAACGCTAGTAAAGCTGAGTTAATGCAAATGGAGGCTCAAATGGATGCTCAAAAAATGATGCAAGAAGTTCAGCACAAGAAAGAGCTAATGGCTCTAGAGTTCCAATACAACATGCAGCTAAAAGGAATTGAAGTTGATGGAATGAAAGAAAGAGAAAAAGAAAAAGAAGATAGAAAAGACGAAAGAACAAAGATACAAGCTACACAACAATCAGAAATGATTGAGCAAAGAAATAGTGGAAAACCACCTAAAAACTTTGAGTCTGCAGGTAATGATATACTAGGTGGAGGATTTGATTTAGGTTCGTTTGACCCTAGTTAAAATTTATTAATTATTATTATATTATATTATGGAAGAAAAAGATGAACAAGTAGTCGAAGAGACTACACAAGAAACAACTGAACAAGTTGATGAAAGTAAATTTGAATCTGCAGGTGACGACAGTGTTATAAAGGTAGATTTAAGTAAACCACCAACACCGGAAGAAAATGAAGAACCAAAAGAAAATACAGAAGTTGAAGCAAGTTCAACTGACGACAGCGGAGTGGTTGCAGAGTCTGAAGATGCCGACGCCCCACAAGAACAAGAAGAAGTACAACCGGAAGCTGAAACACAAGAGGCTCCAGTATTAGAAGAAATTACTAAAGAAGAAGCTGAAGAAGTTGCTGAAGTAGAAGAACAAATTGAAGAAGCTGTGGCTGAAGCTGAAGCTACTGGAAAACCATTACCAGAAAATATCCAAAAGTTAATGGACTTTATGGAAGAGACTGGAGGAGATTTAAATGACTACGTAAAGCTTAATCAAGATTATTCAAAATTAGACGATCAAAATCTATTATATGAATACTACAAACAAACAAAACCTCATTTAAACAACGAAGAAATTAACTTCCTTATGGAAGATTCATTCTCTTACGACGAAGAAATAGACGAAGATAGAGATATACGAAGAAAAAAATTAGCGCTAAAAGAGCAAGTTGCCAGCGCTAGAGCCCATCTGGACGGGCAAAAGTCCAAATACTATAATGAAATCAAAGCTGGATCGAAACTCACTAATGAGCAACAAAAAGCGGTTGATTTCTTTAATAGATACAACAAGGAGTCAGAAGCAACTCAAAAAACAGTTAAAAAGAACTCTGACATTTTTACGCAGAAAACTGAACAAGTTTTCAACGACAAGTTCAAAGGTTTTGAATATAACGTCGGTGATAAAAAATACAGGTTTAATGTAAACAATGCTGAAGAGGTTAAAAACACTCAGAGCGATATAAGCAATTTCACCAAAAAGTTTTTGGATAAAAATTCTGCTTTAACAGACGCTAAGGGTTATCATAAGTCTCTATACACAGCAATGAATGCGGATGCTGTTGCAAAACACTTTTATGAACAAGGAAAAGCGGACGCTATGAAAAATAGTGTTGCTAAAGCCAAAAATGTTAATATGAATCCAAGACAAAGTCATGGAAAAATTGAAGCAGGAGGCATTAAGGTAAGAGTGTTAGGCGAAGATGCTAATGATTTTAAGTTTAAGATTAAAAACAAAAACAAATAACAATTTAAAACAATAAAAAAATGGCAATTACTGCAGGAACTAATTTGAATAGCGTGCCTACTACACAAAAGCAAACGCTAGCTACAAATTATTTAGATTTTACGGGCTCTACAGATGTAACGTGGGCTCAACAATATTTACCAGATCTTATGGAAAAAGAAGCTGAAGTTTTCGGTAAAAGAACAATTTCAGGATTTCTTTCACAAGTAGGAGCTGAAGAGGCTATGACATCCGATCAGGTTGTTTGGTCTGAACAAGCAAGATTACACATCTCAGTAAAAGGTACAGTAGCAACAGCAGGATCTACAAATGGTACTTTTGAGGTTACAGCTGATATAGATGGTAATACTAGTGGTTTTACTTTAGCTAATCACGGTGTTAGAGCTAACGATTTAGTACTTATATCAAGTGCTGGTATAACTACAATGTGTTTAGCTACTGACGTTGATACGGCTGTTATACAAGTTGAACCGTTTGACAAAGCTGATTTAACTGGTCACGCTACAGGAGCTGGGGCTTCAACTTTATTAGTTGTAGGTTCTGAATATGCAAAAGGTAAATCATATAGCGCGGTTGATACAGCAAATCCATTAACATCTGCTGATTCACACGAAGCTAACCAACCAAGCTTTAAATCTTTTTCTAATAAACCAATTATTATGAAAGATTACTACGAAGTATCAGGTTCTGATGCGTCTAGAATTGGATGGGTAGAGGTTTCTACTGAAGAAGGTGCTGGAGGTTACTTATGGTACTTAAAAGCTGAAGCTGATACTAGAGCTCGTTTTACTGATTATTTAGAGATGGCTATGCTAGAAAGTGTTAAAGGTTCTAACTCAACTGTTGTTGATGCTAGTTTAGGGGCTGATGCTGATTCAGGCGTTGGTACACAAGGATTATTTGATGCTATTACTGATAGAGGTAATGTTACTTCAGGTGTTACTGGTGTTAACGCCGCTACTGATTTAGCTGAATTTGACGCTATCTTAGCTGAGTTTGACGCTCAAGGTGCTATTGAAGAAAACATGATGTTTGTAAACAGAGCTACTTCGTTAGCAATGGATGACATGTTAGCTTCTATGAATTCTTACGGAGCTGGTGGTACTTCTTACGGAGTATTTGACAACTCAGAGGATATGGCGTTAAACTTAGGTTTCTCTGGTTTCAGACGTGGATCTTACGATTTCTACAAATCTGATATGAGATATTTAAATGACAAAGCTACAAGAGGTGGTATTAACGCTGCTGCTGGTAGCGCTGCTATTAGAGGAGTTATTGTTCCAGCTGGTGTTTCTTCAGTTTATGATGAAATGTTAGGTAAGAACATGAAACGTCCTTTCTTACATGTTAGATATAGAGCTTCTCAAACTGATGACAGAAGATTAAAAACTTGGGTTACTGGTTCTGTTGGAGCTGCTACATCTGCTTTAGATGCAATGCAAATGCATTTCTTATCTGAAAGATGTTTAATTACTCAAGGTGCTAATAACTTTATGTTAATGAAGTAAGCACTATTTATATTAGAGAGGTTGGGGGTAATTCCCCAACCCCTTTATTTTATTAATTTTATTATATATTATATTATGACAAAAAAACAAAAAACAAAAAAAGAAATGGTAGTAGAAACTTCAGTAGTTGAAGCTCCATCAATCGAAAAACAAACAAAAAGAAAAGAACCAACTTATAAAAAAGCAGAAGATGGTTGGGAAATAAAAGATAGGGTTTACTATATCAAAGGAAGAAAAAAACCTTTATCTCAAATGATTAGATCTGCTAATATATATTGGTTTGATGAAAGTAAAGGGTACGAAAGAGAATTAAAGTACTGTGAAAACCAACAAACTTGTTTTGTTGATGAAATGAAAGGTGATCAAAGACTGTCTCACATTATTTTTAGAAATGGAGCATTACACGTTCCAAAAGAAAAAACAATATTACAAAAACTTCTTTCTTTATATCACCCAGAAGCTAACACTATATATTACGAGTGGAAACCAGTAGACAATGCTATTAGCGAAATAGACATACTAGAATTAGAAATCGAAGCATTGAACGCGGCTCAAAACCTAGACATTGACATGGTGGAAGCTGTTATGCGTGTTGAAGTTGGATCTGGTGTTTCTAACATGAGTTCTAAGGAGCTTAAAAGAGATTTACTATTGTACGCTAAGAGAAATCCTGAATTATTCTTAGAATTAGTTAACGATGATAACGTTTCGCTTAGAAACTTTGGTATTAAAGCAACTGAAATGGGGATAATTAAATTATCTTCTGATCAAAGAACTTTTTCATGGGGTTCTAATGATAGAAAACTAATGAACGTTCCGTTTGACGAACATCCTTATTCAGCTTTAGCCGCTTGGTTTAAAACTGACGAAGGTATGGAGATTTACTCCAATATTGAAAAAAGATTAAATTAATCTAACTGTAGATGCAGTCGCTCTACGGGGCGATTGCAAACTACAAAAAATTAAATTATATGGAAAATAAAAAATCAAGAGGTTTAGGTGACACAGTGGCTAAAATTACAAAAGCAACTGGAATAAAAAAAGTTGTAGACACAGTAAGTAAGGTAACTAAAAAACCCTGCAATTGTGGTCAAAGACAAGAAAGCTTAAATAGATTATTTCCTTATAATAAATAAAAAGAAATTATGGTAAATATAGATACGGTATATCAGAGAGTTTTAATTTTAGCCAACAAAGAGCAAAGAGGTTATATAACGCCTCAAGAATATAATCTATATGCCAACCAAGCTCAAATGGAAATATTTGAACAATATTTCTATGATTTAAACCAAGCGCGTAGAGACGCAGGTAATAACACTACGCATGGAGACATAGATGATATATTAGAAGAAAAAATACAAATATTTGAAACGTTTGATAATGCTTCTGACATCTCAGATTATGAAACATCTGGCGCAGCTATAATTCTTCCAAATCATGTTTATAGAGTTTCTAGAATAGAAATGGGAACTGGCGTTGCTTGTGATATTTTATCAACGCAAGATTTTAGAAACGCTCTAAGTGGCGGGCCTTTAACTCAACCCACTATAAATAGACCAATAGCAAATATTAGTGGCAATGCAATTACTTCTAGCCCATCATCTACCCCTACAGCTATTTTTTATTTTAGAATACCAACAAAAGTTTCTTGGGGTTATTTTGTTTTAAAAGAAAAAGCCTTATACAATTCTGATCCCACAAAAACTACGCATTTTGAGCTCCACGCGTCAGAAGAAACTGAATTAGTTTATAAAATATTAAAGTTTGCTGGACTTGGAATGAAGAGAGATGACGTTGCAAAAGGAGGTCAAGGTTTAGAGTCACTACAAATTCAACAAGAAAAACAATAAATAAATGGCATATTTAAATCATTTACAAACAGGTTATTACTCAGGAAACGATCACGGAAACTATCAGTTTGTTTCTTTGGACAATATAATAAAACAATTTATGATTGTTTATGTTGGTGAAAATAAAATTATACCAAAAGCAAAAAGATTAGATGTTGCTTTTCACGCCCAAAGAGCTTTGGCAGAATTATCCTTTGATACATTTAAATCTTTTAAAGCACAGGAAATTACGGTTCCCGCTACACTTAAAATGACGCTTCCTCCAGATTATGTTAATTATACTAAAATTAGTTGGGTAGATTCAGCTGGAGTAAAGCACTTGTTGTACCCTACAAGCAAAACATCTAACCCAACACCTTTGTTACAGGATGCTGATGGGGATATTATATCAAACTCTTTTGTTGTTATTGGTGACTTAGTTTCCGAATCATCAAGCGTAACTTTAGACGATGAGTATAAAAATATTGAAACTGGCATGATTATTAGCGGTCCATATATTGTAGGAATCGTTCGAGTTGGATCAGTAAGCAATGATAACGGTGTAACTACAATAACAATGATAGATTCACTTGGTAATGCTTTTACACCCGGTATACTTAGACCAGATGGTACTATTGAAGATACAGGTAACTTGGCGACAAGTTTACTTTTATCAAAAAATTTCCAAGATAGCGTAGTATACTCTGAAGAATCTTCGTATGTAATTGATAACTTGTCTTGGGGCATAGGTGATGCTGCTACTTTTGATTACAAAATAACGGGTACAGCTTCGTATTCAGATATAGAAATAGGAATGCTAGTTGTTCATGATAATTTTCCTAGCGGAACTAAAGTGTTAAGTGTTTCTGGAACAACTATTATTGTTGATAAAATCCCAGATAATACATCGGCTGTAAGTGCGACTGAGGTTACTTTTATCTCTGTAGACCCATTAGACTCTACGGCTTGGTCTAGTTATAAGTCTACAACTCCATCTGAAAATAATAATGATGATTATGAAGACGATACTTATTGGCCAATGCACAGTGAAAGATATGGATTAGATCCTCAACACGCTCAAGTAAATGGTTCTTTTTATATAGACCAAGTATTAGGAAAAATTCATTTTAGCTCTAATGTTAGTGGAAAAACTGTGATATTAGATTATATAAGTGATAGCCTTGGTAATACCAACGAGATGCAAGTCCATAAGTTTGCTGAAGAAGCAATGTATAAGTGGATCTCTCACGCTATACTGGCTGGTATGTCTAATGTTCCAGAATATCAAGTCAATAGATTTAAAAAAGAAAGATTCGCCGCTATAAGAACCGCTAAATTACGGTTGTCAAATATTAAGTTAGAAGAAATCACTCAAATTTTAAGAGGTAAATCGAAACAAATAAAACACTAGTACATGCCAGAAATCAAGCATAATTTTACCAGTGGTAAAATGAATAAGGATCTCGACGAGAGACTTATTCCAGACGGAGAATATAGAGACGCAATGAATGTGCAGGTATCGACATCAGAAGGTTCTGACGTTGGTACTATTCAAAATATATTACCTAATAATTTTGGTTGTACTGACAAAAATGGAGGTGTAAAAAATCAAGTTGCTTATATAGATAACTCAACGGCGTCTACTGTTGGTTCTATTTCTGATGAAAAAAATGATAGTTTATATTGGTTTATTTCTGGATTAAGCAGCTCTTCTTTTTCTAATACCTCCGCTCAAAGTATGGTAGATATTTTAGGAAATTGGCAAGCTAGAGTGTACCAAGGCAAAACTTATCTTATTAGAGACCTTGTAATGGAGGCTAAAATTGGACAAACTTCACCTTCAGCTGATTCAATAGAACTCCCAAAACCAACAGCCGAATGTAAACCTGTTTTTTCTGACGTATGGGGTTTTGTTATACAGAGTGAAGGTGGTAGTGGCAATTCAGAGTATTTAAATGTTAGAAGTGAATCTTTAGCTAGTTTACTACAACCAGGATGGATGGTAGCTTCTTTAGATAGTTCTGGGAGTATAATTGATACTGACACGGTTGAAAGTATTGTTGAATATAGCAATACAAGCGTTAGTGTTAGTCCTGAAATGGACTCTACTACAGGATATTCTCCTTATGCTTATTACAACAATGTATCTTTTGGAACAAGACGGCAAACTTTTGGCGCTGGAAACTGGGAATATACCGGAGAAATTTTTTTACCTTTAGATTATGATCCAGTAGACGGTACGTATTATATTAATACTAACAGCATGTTTGATCAATCGTTTCCAGCACAAGGTAATCCTGGCGATATAATGGACACTCCAATTAACAACACTAATCAAGCAGATGCTCAAATTGGATTTTTTAATGGCACTCAGCTTGTACAATCAAGCGAAATAAGTGGTCCAACTGGAATTGTAACAACATCACATCCGGCATTTGGAACTAAGTATTGGTATAGATTTTCTTCAACACAAAACATAGCGCCTGGCCCAAATGCTAGCCAATCATATCTCAATACTTACCCTTATGATGCAACTATTTCTGATTTACCCGGTCCAAACGCCACGTTATTAACAAGTTTTCCAAACCATTCGTTGGAGGTTAAAAGATTACAAACTACTCAATCACCTAGTTTGTCTGGTATAAATAACTTTGGTGTTGCCCAAAATCTTTTACTTGCTTCGGCAAATCCCGGACAGAGAATTAATTGGTCTTACGCTTTTCCTGCTCAAGATGACCAGCATCAGTCCGCCGTGCCTATGTGTATACATGAGTTAACGTTAGCAGAACCCGGAGGTTATGTTTTTGGCACTTTTCCACCCCAATACGACCCTCCTATTCCAGGTGAAATTATAATTTCTGAATGGGATAGTGCTAACAATACTTGTACTTCAAATATTATATACGCTAGACCTGGTCCTAATGGTAGCTTCAATAATGTAACTATTTCCCTTGCAAACGTTCAAGAAACTGTAATTAAAGTTGAAGACAGTCTAGTTACAACCACACCTTTTTCCAGTGAAGACTTAGCGTTAATGTTCTTTAATCCTAATAGAGTTTTAAATTTTAATATCGATAAGTTAGTTACAGCAACAAACATTGTTGATAATTTATTATTTTGGACAGATGGTAACAGTGAGCCTAAAAAAATAAATATTAATAGAAGTAAACAAGGAACAGATAGTTCTCAACCTTTTCACACTGAAATCGTAAACCCTTTTGTTCAAACTGTAGATGGATATGTTCCTGCTAGAGAAGAACACGTTACTGTTGTTAAAAAATCTCCAAACAAAAATATAGTTGTTGAAATAGAAGAAGGTGAAGGTATTGACAGTGCTGTCGCAGCAACTGTTTTTAGTGGCAGATCACAACCTAATGAATTTCAAGGTTCAGAAAACGGTAAAAATACAGAAATTGTTTTTGTGTCTAGTATTTCAAATCCAGTTGATTATCAATTAAACGATATTTTAAGGTTTTCTACAGATAGTAGCGAGCTTTCAAGCGGGGAGTATGAGTTAAGAGCAGCTGTCACAAATATAAGAATGATTACGCCTAGCGATACCTGGGCTGATGGTGCTACAGGCCAAATATATCGTGTAGAAATACTAAATGTTAAAAATAATGCAAACTTAATTTCGAGCAATGTAACCTGGTATTCTATTGTAGAAAATACCGATAAAAAAATATTTGAAAGAAAACTTCCAAGGTTTTCTTATAGATACAAGTATTTAGACAACGAATATTCTTCCATCGGTCCTTTTACAGATGTAATATTTAATCCTGGAAGTTTTCAATATCATCCTATAGAAGCATACAATAAAGCGATGGTAAATAATATTAAAAGTATAACTTTAAAAGATTTTGTAAGCTCTGACATGCCAGCAGATGTTAAGCAAATTGATTTGTTATATAAAAATGATACAGATCCAAACATATACATAATAGATACTATTACTCCTAAAGATTTTTCATATATTGAAGAAAACGCTTGGAATTCTAATGGTACTGTTAGTGTGTCTGATCAAATATTAGAAAACTACAGGTTTGCAACAAGTGGTTCTTACAAAGTTAAAACAGAAAATATTTTTGCAACTTTGCCTTCTAATCAATCTTTACGATCTTGGGATAACGTTCCAAGAAAAGCATTAGCACAAGAAGTAACTGGTAATAGAGTTGTATATGGTAATTATACTCAAGGTTATAATCTTACAAGCGCTGGAAGTGACGATGTTATTGTCCCTCAAATTGATATTAGTTTACGAGCAAGAGGAGAGAGTCGCTTGTTTATATCAGAGCAAGTTCTTGGTAAAAAATCAATAAAATCTCTTAGAAATTATGAGGTTGGAGTTGTTTGGGGGGATAAGTATGGAAGAGAAACACCAGTTATATCGCCAAGCTCTGGGTCTTTAAGTGTTCCAAAATCAAGAGCTAAACAAAGTAATTTTATAGCGTTAGAATTAAAAAATTCTCCTGATTGGGCGGATTATTATAAATTTTATATTAAAGAAACTTCAAACGAATATTACAATTTAGCTTTAGGTAGAGTTTACGAGGACGGAGAGGACAAGAACGTTTGGTTAGCGTTTCCTTCTGTTGACAGAAATAAAGTTGATGAAGACACTTATTTAATATTAAAAAAAGGTCAAGGAGAAAATGCTGGTTTAATACTTGAAGATGCTAGGTATAAAATAGTAGCTATAGAAAATGAAGCACCAGATCAAATAAAAACAGTATACACTAAAGTACTTAGAACAAATACTGATGATTCTAGAATTCGTCATTCTTGTCTTTTGTTCGGTGGATCACTACCTTCAGGAAATTGTAATTTACCTGACGGCGGTGCAAACGCGCCTACGCCGGGAAGATTAAACTTTACAATTAAAAAAAATCATTGGTCAGGTGATTATAACGCAACAGGTGTAGTTGCGGGTAGTTTTGCTTTGAGCAACTACGCAATGGGATTAACAAACCCACGTAAAATACTTGAAGAAGTTAACGCAAACCCAAGAGGTTTAGATGAACTTTGGGTTGGTTTTTCTAGAGAACTACCTAATCAATCACCTGAATTTTCCACTAAATACCGCGTCGTAGATGTTATAGACGAGGATAGCTCGTTGTTTTATGACATAAAGTTAGCCTCCCCAATATTGTCTCAAGATGGTGATTTTACCGATGGTACTCTTAAAGAAGATGAGATACATGTTCATTTTTGGAAAAAAACTATAGAAAACAAACCAGAGTTTGATGGTAGATTTTTTGTTAAAATACATCGCGACCAAACAGTTTTAGATAATTTAATATCAACAACAGAAACAATTAATAACTTTGCTATAATATCTTCAGTAGATATATTTAAACTTCAACCATCTCAAAGTACGTTAAATACCAATTCCTTTTACACATTCCCATCAGGAACACCATCTCACACTTACATGACAGAAAATGATTGGAAAAATAAGTTAAAGTTTGGTACTAATTCTGTAACAGATAATTGGTTTATTGATGGAGCTCCTTTTGCAGGTCAACAACCACTTTCTAGTGATAATTATCTTGACTCAAAAACGCAATTTCAGCGATCAGGTATTACGACGGATTCTTGTGATAGAACTAGCGCGGTTGTTTATAAACACTTTATAGATACTTGGTTTGGAGAACTTTCAAACCCATCAGTTTGGATTAATCAAGGTAATGGCTTAAGTAAAGGAATATTTCGCATGAAAGCAAACCATGAAAATTCTGGTGATCAATATCTTGATTTATCATATTCTCAACTTGAACCGCATGGTCCTAGTGGTAGAGTAACTAACTACAATCTTAATTGGAAAGTTGGGGATCCATCTGAACCTAATACTTCTGATCAAGCAGAAGTTGTTTCTAGACTCGCTCCAAATCAACAGTTTAAAATTAAAGGAAACGAGACCGTATATAGAATATTAGGTGTAACTAAATATAGATTGTACAATTACATGGGTAGAAGAACGCCACACTCTCCTAAAGATTCTAATATTTTGGTTACAGAACCGCTTTGGAGTGATCTTCATATTGAACAAACAAAAACAATGTCTAGATCTTGGAATCGTAGACTTACTTATAGAATAAAATATGAATTAGATCCTCAAAGCCCTGCTGGTGCTCAAGATTTTCCAATTGGAAACAATTCAACCTTTAACACAGCCGCGGAGCAAACCTCTATTGACATGCTATTTTTAACTGAGTTTACAACTGAAACAAAAAATAAAATATCTTTGCTTCCAGCTATATTTGAAACAGAACCAAAAGAAGATTTAGATTTAAATTTATATTATGAAGCTAGTGGTAACATCCCTACGCTACCATTAAGCATTAAAAATAGACATATGTTTATTCCTATTGGCTCTACTATAGAGCCTGAATATAATCATCGTTCTCCTGTGGAATTTACCGAAGGAATATTTGTAGTAGGCTGGAAAAACGATCAATTTGGTAACGATCAAATTGTGTTGTCTGACTCTATTACTAGTTCTGATGTTTCTGAATTAATTACTCATGGCGCTAAATTTGTTAGAGATGACGGTAGTTATACTACTGCTAATATTATTTCTGGAAGCGCTTACAGCGGATCTCCAACTGGAAAAGTAAATGTGCTTCGTTTAACGCCAACCGCAAGCGTTGGTTTAGGTTGGTATAATTGTTTTTCTTTTAACAACGGCGTTGAGTCAAATAGAATAGGTGATACATTTAACAAGCCATTTACTACAAACGGTGCTAAAGCATCAACAACACTAGAAGAGACTTATGGGGAAGAACATCGAAAATACGGATTGATTTATTCTGGTATTTACAACTCAAACTCTGGAGTTAATAATTTAAATCAATTTATAGCTGCAGAAAAAATAACAAAAGACATAAATCCTATTTATGGAAGCATTCAAAAACTACATTCTAGAAACTCTGACTTAGTCACACTTTGTGAGGATAAAATTTTAAAAATATTAGCAAATAAAGATGCTGTATTTAATGCTGATGGAAACCCTCAGTTAACGGCTACAGACAGAGTTTTAGGACAAACAATTCCTTTCTCTGGCGAGTACGGTATATCTACAAATCCAGAATCATTTGCTTCTGAATCTTATAGAGCTTATTTTACAGATAAAGTTAGAGGAACCGTAATGAGATTATCTAAAGATGGCTTAACCGTAATATCTGATTACGGTATGAAATATTGGTTTAGAGATAATTTAAAGTTATACAACAAGCTGGTTGGTAGTTACGACGATAGAAAAGGCGAATATAACATTACATTGAAACACTAAAATATAATTATGGCACAAGATCTACAACCTTCCACTCCAGCAAAAGCAGCGCCAATTACGGTTTCTTTTCAAGAAAACGTTAAGGGTTGGGTTAGTTTTAAATCATTTGTTCCTGAAAATGGAATAGCATGCGCTAATAACTACTTTACATTTAAACAAGGTGGTTTATATAGGCATCATGATGAAACTGGTGTGCTTGCTCAGAATACGTTTTATAATACAACCATTGCATCTACTGTTGATTTTATATTTAATCAAGCTTCAGGAAGTATTAAATCTTTTGAAACAATAAACTACGAGGGCACCCAAGCTTTTGTAGAGTCTAAACAAAAGCTTATTAGGCAATTAAAATCACAGGGTGTAGAGAATACTGTAAGTTTAGATAACTATAATAATATTTTTGAACTAAACGAGAAGAAAGGTTGGTTTGTTCAAAGCTTAAATACAGAACAAGATAAAGGTGCTTTACTACCATTTGTTAACAAAGAAGATAAATGGTTTAATTATATTCAAGGCATAAACTTAAACGTATCAGACGACAGTACAGTTAGCGATTATGATCCTAGAAATTTTGCAAATCAAGGCTTAGGTACTGTTATGACTTCGCCGGTTAATGAAATAGTACAAGGTTGTACTTGTAACGGTTCCAATGAAAACGGTAATGGTGAGGTTGTAGATTGTACGTCAGCTGGAGATCTTGGATACAACTTTATGGATGGTACGGTGGCCGCGTTTAATTATTATGATGCGGCTGTAATAGATGATGGTAGTTGTGTGGAGGTTTTCCATGGTTGTACAGACCCCGATGCAGATAATTACAACCCTCTTGCCAATACAGATAATGGTGGTTGTTTTATTTCAGGCTGTACAGATCCTAACGCCACTAATTATAACGAATTTGCTGATGTACCTTGTGGCGTTTTTAATGGTACAGATAATGATTGTTGTGTATATTGTAATTATGGCTGTACAAATAGTGGAGCCTTTAATTATGATTCTGCTTTTAACTGTGACGGAACAGGTGGTTTATTAGGAACATCATGTATAGATTTAGGTTTAGGAGTTGATTGTGATTGTCAAGTAACGCAAGATGGTTGTACAGATACTAATAATTATGATTTTTCTAATACTATTTTAACTAATTATAACGCTAATGCAACTAATGATGATGGTAGTTGTATTTATAGTAACTGTTCAGATATTAATTCTGACTATTTCAGGTATCCATTTCCAATACCATTTGATCCAGATTTTCTGTCGAATTTAAATAATAATAACGCTTGGGCTAAAGATAATAATGGGTTTCCTGTTAACATAAACTCTTGTAACGCTACGCAATCACAAGAAACACTATGTCACTCTAGAGCTTGTTGGAGTGTCGTAAACAACATGCAAGATGATGCTTCAAATAGTGATTACCAAAGTTATTTTACGCAGTTAAGTGCTATTAGCCCTGATTTAAATATAACTACTTTACAACCTTGCCCAACAGATTTTAACGATACAACTAACTGTACTTACTCTCCTTTTGGTTGTACTGATGCTCTTGGCTGCACGTACGATATTACAAATACTATTGATGATGGTAGTTGTTTGTATTGTGGTGAGTCACAGTATTTTAATTATGACGGTGGTTTAACTCTTAGCGGTAACACGTGTGGGCCTAGTACTCAAAGTGGTAACTGTGTTGGTTGCCCAATAGTTGATGCAAATAGTATGGATATTCAATCTCTAAGTCTTAGTGAAGTTTCATTTTGGTTTGAAGTATCATTTGATGATCAAGTACTTATAAATTTAGGAGATTCTTTTCCTCTTGGTGGAAAGCCAAATTGGCTAAACACTCCAGGTTTTAGATTTAGGGTTTATCATCTTAACACTGTACCGCCTGGTGGTAGCCATTGGACCGACGCTGACTATGAGGTAGTTGATTTTACCTCAGCATTTGGGGCTCCTGGCTCAGGCTTTGATGCTAGTCACGGCATGATAAGCGGTACTCTTAAACGGTCTACGTTTAAAAGCACTGTGCTAAAACCAGGTATTACTAGCGTTGTAGGTTCAAGACAAGGTGGCGTAATAAGTACTTCTACAGGTTACAATGGCAGCACAACACTGTCCCTTGATTGTGGCCAAGAATATATGTTTGCACTACAAACACAATGTTTAAATCCAGACAACAACCATTCAAGCACTTCTGATTGGCAACAAGTCGTTGGTAAGATCCAAATGGACCCATGCACAACTCCAGACGTATTTGGATGTCCTAGTAACCCATTAATGTTTAATTCTGACTGTGAGAGTGGTAATCTGCCAACCGTCGGTTTAGGACAGTACACTCCATGTCAAGATGGTGTAACTATTGATGATGGTAGTTGTGTACTGTTTGAACAAGTAGGTTGTATGGATCCTGCGTTAGTTACTAATATAAATGCGCCTAACGGAGAAACCGCTATAAATTACAACTTTACTTATACTCATGATTGTAACGGTAATCTACCTGCAGCAGGAACTTACGGTAATAATAGTTGTTGTGTATGGCGTGGTTGTACAGATCCTACGGCAACTGGGTTTTATGACCCACAAGCAAACTTCCCCGATCACAACGTAGATTATAGCTATTGTGAGCCTAGTTCTGTTAATGGTTGTACCGACCCAACAGCATCTAATTATGATCCGAATGCTAATACTGATGATGGTAGTTGTACCTATGGACCTCTAGCTTGTGGTAGAGTAATCCCCGCAATACACCCACCGTTTAAAGTGCCAGTTACATTAGGTTGGGATCCAAGAATGCCAGAAGATGGTCATGTGTTTAGTCAAAATGAAGAATATGCTTTTGGTATGTACCAAAGTCACTTTATGCTTGGTATTCCTTCGTTTGTAAATTTTCCAAATAATTTGGATCCTTTCTTTTATATGCGAAAAGTAACGTTTGACATGACGGCTATGATTAAGGATCCTATTAGTAATCAACCAGTCCCAAGCGCGCGTGGTGAGCGTTATTTAATGCCAAATACAAATGTGGCAGGTGACGTTAATTATAAGAATGGTGGTCACATAAAAATGACAACATACGTATCAAGTCTTGCTCCTACAAGTATTGGTGGTTATTATGATTCAAGCAGTACGTTGCTAGTAAACCATTTTAGCTATAGTCCAGAGATGCTAGAGTTCCCGATTGGCGACACAGATTTACAAGAAGTTTTAGACGGTTTACATTCTAACGACTTTGGTAAGATTGGACAAACATCTACCCATGCTCCAATTTATGAGTTCCTTAATTTTGATCCTACAAAAACTAGATTAAACCAAGAGGCAGTTGGATCTTATTCATCAACTAATCCAAATTTTGTTGCTGGACCAGGAGCTGATTTTAAAGATTATTACACGCAAAGAAGATACGACGGTAACTGGACCGGCTCAGGAGGTAGTGGTTTTCAGGCTGCTGAAGTAGTGACTAGCACCTACGCATCCGTATATGATACAAAACAATTAACAAGTCCTAGTACTCACGTTGGTACTCCAACAACAAATACATATCCATTAACCAACTTTGACAGAGTACAACCTTGGTGGTATAGTGGCGGTTGGGTAAGAAGTTATGGGTACAGTGGTGGATCTTCTAATTTTGATTTTAGATTATCTGGCGCTACCAAACCTCCACATGTTGATGCTGGTAATCAACCTGGTTTTAATGGTACATTTGCAAACATGATGGTAACTTATAAACAAGAAGTGCTTAATGCAGATTTAGAACCATATTGTCCTGCTGTTTTTGTTACTAAAACTTATATTACCGCTATTCAAGGCACGGATATAAATAATCCAACCTTATACTCGGCGGATGATGGTAGTGGTTTAGCTTTTGCAACTCAACAAGAACTAGTTGATTACTTTAACAACAATTACAAAAACATGCACAGAGAAGGATGGACTGGTCCAGGACCAATTATATAAAACTTTAACAACTAAAACAAATAAATATGGCGGGACCAAATGGTGAGGAAAACCTTTCTTGTACTACTTCTTATGCTTTAAGCGCGGGGATAAATGAAATATTTATACCACTTGATACTGTTAACGCTTCATTGCAAGTTGACGATCGTATACTTATATCGCCGGCAGCTCAAAATGATACTATGAATAATATAGATCTTACGCTTAGTCCTCCTGTCTCAATTGGAAGAGTTAAAAGTATTAATTCAAACGGTATAACTATTATATTTAACAATTCTATAGATGGTCCGTGTGCGCCTGAAGCTGGTGATTATTTAATGTTTATGAAAGATAAAAAAATTAATACTTCTGGATTAAAAGGATATTACTTACATGCTAAATTTGTAAATAATTCATCTGTTCACGCCGAATTGTTTTCTGTTGGAACTGAAATTACAGAGAGTAGTAAATAAATAAACAAATAAAAATATGTCATATTATTCTAGTAAAGAGTATGCCGCGAAAAAAGACGCAGCAATAGCTAAAGCAAAAAGAGAAAAAGCATTAGCAGAGAAAAAAGAGCGTGATACTAAAAAAGTTACAAAAAAAGAAGAACCATCAAAAGAAATATTTGTAGAAGATGAAGAAATCTATGTAAGCGAAACAGATTCGTTAACCTCAACAGAAGAAGTTATTGTAGACGTTGAAACTGTTAGCACTATTCGAACTACAGAATTAAGTTTAGAAGAAATATTAGAAGAAGAAACTATAAACGCTCCAATAAGTCCGACTGAAACGGTGGTTGATTTGGAAAGGCAAAATTTAACCTATGAGCTTTCTGAAGAACAAATTAAAGCTAATGAAATTGCTGTTAAAAAACAAAAAGCAAAAGAGCTAGTAAACGATTATGTTGTTAAAAATGAAAAATACGAAGGATGTTTGGTAGAGTTAAGACAAATTACTGATTTAAAACTTAGAAAACAAAAAGAATCAATATGTTTTGGTTTAAAAAATGAACTAGAAGTTTCTAAATCTATTTATGAAAATTTTGTTGGCATTGAAGCTCAGCAAGTAGTGCCTTCAGGTTTTCATCAAATGCCAGACGGCAGTTTAATGGCTAATGTCGAGCATCATGCGTATGAAAGTTTGCCAAAATGTGGTGATAACCAAAATAACATAGATGGTGTTAAAACGTTTGAAACTAAAATAATAACAGGTATTGATTTTGATAAATCTGATATACTTGGAGCTGAAACTAAAAGGTTTGTAATTAGCGCAACTAATGGATCTGTATTTAGTTTAGAAATTAAAAGAGGAAGCGATGGTAAATATTATAATTTTTATTCTAAATCTTTTACTAGTGCTCACGCGAGTTTAAAAAGTGTAACTGTTTATGGTTCTTACGAATTTTTTGTGGAGTTTCCTGCACAAGATAATGCTACAACGTATGATATATTTTTAATTGCTGAAAACGGTACTAAGCACTCAAAATACCAAGAAGTCTTACTTGAAGACAACACTATAGATTTAAATTCTTCTAAAGGCTCAGATTCTGTATTACTTCACAAGCAATTGCGTGGAATTTCTTCTGCCACTCGTAATTTAACGTATGAGTTAACTGCAAAATCCCCAAATAGCGTAGCACACTTATCGGATCATGCTAGTATTACTGGTTTATCGAAAAAGAAGTCAACCATGTTAAATTTAAAAACAGCTTTTGAATTTTCAGTAACATCTGGAAATACTAAAGCATATCAAATTATAAGGCAACCAACCTCTGAAGATATTTTTGTAGAAGTGACTAGAACAATTGGTTCAGCACCTATTTTTCTTGACGGAGAAGATCTTAGTAGTTCAACTCATTTTAGTTGGCCGCTTAATAATATAGATGGTTTAACCGAAGACATGATACCAATAGGGACAAATGTTACGGCTGATAGCGCAATAAAATACTATGAAAACATAGTAACATCGCTTGAAAACACAGCTTGTGCTAATGAGTTTGTTACAGCTAGAATTGAAGGGTTAACTAAAACATCTCCACCTACTATAGCACGTAATGCTACTTCTGGTGTTTTAGTAACAACACAGCTTGGTAATGTTGTTTTTGACAAACAGCAAGCAGCTGCATTAGCAGGTGGTTCGATAAAATTTTTAGCATATGGTCCTGAAAAAATAAAGGAATTAACTGGTTGGGAGTTAGAGTTTACTGATTTAAAAGTTGAACTTACAGCGCCGACTACAACTACTACTCAGTCCACGGTAAATTTAACCACTGTAACCGTTGCTAGTGGAGATGGTATTGCTGACGATGTTAGCACTGTAAGTGGTATTGGTATAACCGGTGATGGTACTGGTGCTCCTAAAGTAACTAACATTGCGGGTTATTCTACATCAGTAAATACAGCAACAATAACATTTGATAGCGCACAAACATTAGAAAACGGAGCAACGCTTACTTTTCTAGGTGCTGGAAAAACTATTACAATATCTGGTAACATTGCTTTTAACAGCCAAGGTAAAGGATTTGGTTCTAACTACGAGCTGCCTAATTGGGATGGTAAGTTTTATTTTGATTTAGAAAAGTTTATAACACCAACTGTAGAAGCATAATAAAGTAAAAAAAGTAGCAAAACTGTGACTATATTAGTTATAAATTAAATTATGTCTAAAAAAGAAATATCAGTTAATTCTAGGAAAAAAATACTAGAGCTTGAAAACGCAATGATAAACATTGCTGACGGAGTAAGCGTTGAAGGCGATGGTAAAAGTATAGTTAGAGATGGTAAGATATCTCCAATAAAACATGCGTTTGCTGATGGAGTATACATTAGGCAAATGGATATGGTAAAAGATACTGTTGTTGTTGGTGCCATACACAAACACTTACATGTCTGGTTTCTGTTAACTGGACATGTTACAATTGCAACCGAAGACGTAACAGAAGATTATATAGCTCCGTGCTATGTTGTTTCAACACCAGGAGTTAAAAGAGTTATACTTGCAAATGAAGATTCTATATTTGTAAATATACATAAAAATCCTTCTAACACTAGAGACTTAGATGAGTTAGAAAAAGAAATAGTAGCTTTAAATTACGAAGAATATGAAGAATACATTAACAAAAATAAATAAGATATGACATTTATAGCAACAGCAGCAATTGTTGGTGGGAGTTTAACGGCAGCAGGTGGACTCGCAAAGCTTGGTATGTCTTTATCTGGGCGTAAAAAAAGAATAGAAGAGCAAAGACAAGCTAAAGCGCAAATGGAAGAACGTATGGAGGATTACGAAAATCTAGATACTAGTAATCTTGCTGCCAACGTAACGAATCAGTATCGTAATATGGAAAACACATATGAAGATCTTACTGTAAATCAACAACAAGCTCAATTTGAAGCCCAACAAGGAGCGCAGCAAAGAGCAAATATTATGCAAGGTTTACAAGGTGCTGCCGGTGGTAGTGGTATAGCTGGGTTAGCACAAGCAATGGCTCAGCAAGGTCAATTAGCTACACAAAGAGCTAGCGCTAGTATTGGGGCTCAAGAATCTAAAATACAGCAATTACAAGCTGGTGAAGCTAGTAGATTACAATCTCAAGAAAGAGCAGGTGAAGTGTATGCTAGCGAACAAAGAAGAGCTGGAGCAGAAACCGCTAGAGGTTTAGAATGGAGTAAAACTGGAACTTTACTTGGTATGTCACAAGAAAGGTTGGCTGCTGCAAACCAAGCTAGAGCAGATGCAAAAGCACAACAAATGAGTGCTGTTGGTGATATTGCTAGCGGTGCATCACAATTAGCGGGTGGAATTGGGCAGAAAAAAGCCTTAAATGATGGACTTATAACCGCACAAGATTTAGTGTAAATTTATAAAAATAAAACATGGCAAAATACACAAGTGACGCAAGTTTAATAAGAGGAGCTGGAAAAGCATATAGAAACCTAGATAATGTTGGTGGTATGTACGCTGGATTAGATAAGGTTATAGAGGTTGGTACTGAAATGTATGAAACTGCGGTTAAAAAAGCAGAAGAAGAAAAAGCTAAAAAAGAAGCTATTGAAAAATCTTGGAACGAATCAGCTGATAAAGTATTGTTAAACGCTGGGGCTTTAGGCGATACTATATACAACTCTACAACTGAAGACGTAAAAAAATTAAAAGAACTATACCTTGAGGGTGTTAACGAAAAAGATGATACAAAAAGAATGTCAGCATTAAGAGGTTTACAAAGTCACTCGACGTGGGTCCAAGACCACAAGCAAACAAATTTAGATTACGCAGAGGCTAAGAAAAACGGTGAATTATCTTCTTACTATAAAGATAGCGAAAAAGGTAGAAAAGAAGCTCATATAATAGACCATATAATGGGTCAAAAATATAAAAAAACCAGCAGAGCAGAAAATGACGATGTTGTGTTTCATATACCTGCTTACGAAAGCGAAGATGGTAGTGTAAAATATGAAGCTATGGAAGTAACTTCTAAGCAATATAACGATATGGTTTTACCAAAAAACTATACTATTGGTGATAGTTTAGAAAAAAATCTTATAGAGGCTAAAAAGTCAGAAATATTTGACGACAACACGGTAAGACAAAAAATTAAGAAAAGTTTACCAAACGACGAAAGAGATTTTGTAGCAGCTATGTATGATGATGTTAGCGGTAAGAATTTAATAGAAATGCTTGGAACCTCTGAAACTTTAGATCAAGAAATAATAAACGCTGTTGATCCTAGCGCTTGGGATACTGATCCAAAAGGAAGACCTGGATTTTTAGATAAAAGTGAAAAGGCTAATTTTATAGACGCTGTAACAAATCCAGATAATGAATTTTTTAATTTAGAAAATTCTAAACAAATAATGGAAGATCAACTTTTTAATGGTATTAAAAATAAACACACTAATCACTGGGCTAAGAAAAATGAGCAGTTAAAAAAATTAAGTGGTGGTAAAGAAGGTAGAGATACTATACCTGTACTTTATGGTGGTGGATATATAACCACCCAAAGCGCTAATACGCTTCTTAACGATATAAAAAGTAAAGCTAAAAATATATTTCCTCCAAATGGTGGTAGCTATAGGTTTAATGAAAAAACAAATACCTACGAAAAATTAACTAAAGATACAGAAACTGGTAAGATTACAGCGACACCTGTTAGTAATCAATCTATATTAGCGGGCTCGGGTATTTGGCAGCAAGGATATAGAATTGGCGAATATGGGTATGTTGAACCGGTAGTAAAAAAGAAAAAGGAAGAAAACAAAGAAGATATCCTTAATGTGGGTCTTCCACCTAACATAAAAGGTATATACGAAATAGATCAGTCAATACCTGAAGAAATGAGAATAGATAGTCAAGTTCCAAAAACCCCACTTACTTAAAAATAAAATATGTTTGAATTAAACGGTACACCCCTTACTTTAGATGAGTTAAAAACTCATGCTATAAATAATAATATTCCATTTGACGAATACATGCAGAATATGAAAAATGCTGGTATGGTGGAAAAGCAAAACGACTCTGCAATTGCGGACCCGACAGCGGAGTCAAATATGGTTTCAGGGTCGGAAGGTGGTTCTTTGGATTGGAGAAATGTAGTTGATACGCTAAGTAAAACCGCAAGGCTTACTACTCCAGGTGGATACGCTGGTGTAATTTCTGAAGAGGCTGTTGAAGGTACTTTAGTTGGTCCTGATCAATCTACCTTTTCTACTATAGCTAATATAGGTGGTGAATATGCTGACGCTCTATATACTGGTTGGAGTACTGGTATGGTTCTTGAAGAAAACTTAGAAGTATTTAAGGGTAATCACTCGCCAGAAGCTATAGAAGCTATGATTAAAGCTGGAGAAAGACTAAATAGTTTACCACAAAATGATAGAATGACTAAATTTGCTAAAGCCGTTGAAGAAAGTGGTGGTGGTTTTTTTAACGGTTTACTTGAATTAGCAAAACAAGATGATGGAGGAGTATTATTAGCTTCGCAAGTAGCTGTACAATCTTTGGCTATGATGGCAGCTGGTGGAGTTGACTCTTTAGGTGATGTTGTTCAAGGCAAAACACCAGATGCTTTAGCTTGGATGGCAGCTGGTGCTGGTTCTGGGGCTTTACTTATGGGTACAGCTGGTTCTGTTGTTCCTGGTTTAGGTAACTTGGTGGGTGCAGGAACTGGTGCTATTACTGGTACGTTAGGTGGTTTATCTACTGCTTTGGAAAATGGATTAACTTTTACTGAGTTGTTAAGAGAAGAAATAGAAGCTGGTGGAGAAAAATATAATAAAGATACTGCTACAAAGTTTTTATCAAACAAAGATAATTATAACAGAATAAGAAGTAAAGCATTAAACAGAGGTTTAACAATAGGGGCTGTTGATATGATTGGTGGTGGTATTGCTAGTGCTTTAGGTATTAAAACCGCAAGAGCTCTTGGTAAAACCGTTAAAGTTGGCGGAAAGACATTAAAATCAGGAACAACAAAAGCGGCGCTGGGTGGGGTAGGTGTTGCTACAGTTGCTGAAGGTGTTAGTGGTGGTGTTGGTGAATTTCTTGGTCAAAAAGCCGCTGGACAAGAATACAATGCAGCGGATATAATACTAGAAGCTTTTGCTGAAACACCGGGTGCTATTGTAACTGGTCCAACAAAACAATTATTTAAAGATAAACCAACATATACTATAACTCAAAACGGTAAGGCGGTAAAATATGACCAGAAAGAGTTTTTACAAAAAATAGATGGTATAGATGCTGATGCTTTAACTAGACTAGATATTAAAATTGAAGGTGACGATATGTTAGCTGGAGAACTATTTGATATTCAAGAAGATGCTATAATACGTTCGCAAATAGATCCTACTGTTCCGGATGGTCCTGAAAAAGATAGATTAGTACAGTTAGAAAAAGACAGAAGAAAAGCAAAAGCAGATGCGGAGCGAACTGGTATAAGAAAAAAAGTTGGTGCCAAAGATCGTTTAGATGATATCAACGCAGAAATAGAAAGTATTTTAGATAAATTTCAATATGCTGAATTTGATCCAGATACTAGAGCAGAAGTTAAAGAAAGAAAAAGAATTAAAGAAGAAGTTGGTAAAGCTAGAACTCAAATATTCTTAGATAATTTAAATAAGAAATTAGCTAAGCAAGGCAAAAAACAATTAAAAGATATTAAAGATTTAGCGGCATATGTAGAGAAAAAAACCGGTAAAGTATTTAACGTGGAGTCTGGTGATAGTGTTAAAATGGAAGAACACTTAAAAAGAGTTCAAGGAAGAGAAAAACTAAATAAAGGTGAATCTCAGCGTTTTGGTAGTATGACTCCAGTTATGGATGATACTGGTAACGTTACTAGTTATGATTTGTTTATAAATGAAGAAACCGCTTACAAAGCTAATGGTGATTTAAATGTAGCTGCTCATGAGTTTTTTCACGGTGCAATATTTGCTACATTACAAGGTAATATAGAAGCTCAAATGGTTCTTGGTAATGCTTTGCTTAGCGCTTTAAAATCTAAAAACGCAAAGTTAAGAAAAGGTAGTGATTTAAATGAAAGGATAGCTATTTATGAAGAAAACGAAGGTCAAGGAGAAGAAATACTAACACTAGTTAGTAGCGCTATGCTTAATAATGAGATAGAAATCAACGAAGGATTCATGCAGGATTTGAGAGATGTGTGGAGAAGATTTGGTCAAAAATATTTAGAAAGAGAAATAAAATTTGATACTGATCAAGATGTTTTGAATTTTATTAAAGATTTTAATAAAACAGTAAAAGATCCTAAAAAAATAAATAGCGCTATGTTAGATGCTATTGGTGAGGGTATACAGGGTAAATTATTAAAAGATATAGATGTTACAAAAGGACCTAAAGTTGGTGACACTATGGCTTCAAAACCAGCCAACCCAAGAGCGAAGGAATTTTTAGAGCTTGAAATAGATAATAAGTCTTTGGTTGATATAACACAATCTCCACGACCAAATCAAAACGATAAGTTTGGCGCGGTTGAGGCTATAATAGAAAAAAACTGGCCTGTAATTAGCAAAGCTTTAAAGTTTGATCCAAAGGGTAGTATACCTATGCAAGCGATAAAGGATGCTATTAACGAGCAAATGCTAGGTATATTTCCTCAAGTCATATTACCAGACGGGAAAAAAATAAGTCGTAATACACCTTTATTTAATACATATAATAAAGAAAACGAAGTAACAACGTTTTTAGATGCTACTTTAAGAAATAGACAAGCTGAAATATTTACTAGAGCTAAGGCTATTGGAGGAACGGAGCAAATGGGTGTAGATATATCTGAAGCAAAAGATATTAAAGCACCGAGTCAACCAACAAGCAAAAAGCAAGAATCTGTAGTTGTAAAAGAAAAAGTACTTTTAGAAACCTTTAAAGAACCTGAACTACAAAACGAAATAAGGAAAGATGTTGTAAATATTGGTGTTGAGGGTATTAATACATATTTAGATGTTAAAAAAGCTATAACATCACACCGTAAATTTACTAAAGGTGATGATGAAATAACTCCAGAATTAAAAGCTAAACACAAAGAAAAAGATTTACCACCTCCAAAAGAATTAAAATCTAAACGTGTACCAACTGGTAAGTTTTATTCTATATTAGAAAAAGTTGCCGCACTGTATGGTGTAAAAGATCCAATACGTTTAATTAAAGAGCAAGACTTAGATGGTCCGCAAAGAAAAAAAGCTCAAGATTATATATTGTCAAAAAGAGATGAGCATATAGTTTCTATACCAGAAGGCACTACAAAAGCTGGTAATCCAACTGGTATTGCTAATACCGCTTTAGGGAAAGCGTTTTTTAAAGCTGGTGGGCGAATGAGATTTAAAACAACTGGCACTGGTAAAGGTTTAAAAGAGCAAGCAAAACAAAGAATAGAACCTAGCGATTATTTAGCTATATTTGGTTTAATTCCTAAAGCTAGAGTTAATAATTCTTCTGTTGACCCAGCAATACGATCTCAAATAATTCAAACAGCTGTTAACGCAGCTAGACAAGCAATACAACAAGAACAAGATGCTTTAAACTTATCGAAGGAAAGAGTAGACAAAATAAAAGACGGTAAGTCTAGAACTATGTACGCTAAAAAGTCTTATAATTTATCTGAGGTTACTGAAGATAATTTTAAAGATTTATATGTACACCCTTTAGGTACACTTTCTAAGATACATGATATTGCTTTGTCTGTCAAAAAAACTTTTTATAGAATAAGTACAAAAACCGGTAAAAGAGTTCCTTATAGATCTAGAGATTTAGACGCAATGTTTAATGAAATAGAAACATATAGAGATGCTGGATCTAGAGTTATAAATACTTTTTTAGAATCTCATCCACAATTTAGAGATTTAATAAGAATAACTATGACCGGTGGTTTAGAAGGTGGGTTTTTTCAAACTAAAGATAACTTTAATAATTTAATCAATAAAACTGATGCAAAACAAGAATATCTTGCTAGAAAAAAATATTCAGAAAAAGGAGCTTTATACAATAAGAATTACCATAAAAAAATAAACACTAAAGAATTTAAAAACCAAAACAACGCTAGGTTAGTTCAATTATATGATTTCTTTAAAGCTGTTGAAGCTCATTTGCAAAATTTTCCAGATGATGTTTGGATGTTTGAAGAGATGTTATTAGATACTGGTAAACAACAAAATGTTTTAACTAGAATTTTAGCTCCATTTGCGTTTTACGCTGTAAATAAAGATGGAAAAACAATATTTGATCAAAAAATAAAAGAAGAACATACTGATCCTCAAAATTTAATTGGTAAAGCTTTGTTGGCTGGTGCTGTGTTTAATAATGTAGATAATGTTTGGAAAGTCGTAGGTAAATCTTACATGCAAGGAGCTATACTTGATTCAGTTGAAAATCCGCATGACAAAATGATTGATGACGCTGGTTTGAGTAATGAAATGCCTGATGTTTATTATGAAAAAATAGTACCAAGACTTCTTAGTGGTGAACTTAAACTACCTAATGGTTATTCTTCTATAGTTAGACTTGCTGCGGCTGGGATAGATTTAAACATGTACAAGTTAGCTGCTGAAGGCGTTACTATAGCGGAGTATTTTGGGGTAGAAGGTATGGAAGTATCTAGAGCAAATGATTTGATAATAAAACAATTATCTGGAGAAGTAACTTTAGATTTTGCTAAAGCAATGAACAAGCTTGATTTAAAAACACAAATAAAAGAGCACAAAAAATTAACTAAAGCTATTAATAAAAATAGAACAATGTCTTCTAAGCCTGCTAGAGGTATTACAGTTTTAGATTTTGATGATACGCTAGCCACAACTGAATCTTTAGTTAAGTTTACTAGACCAGATGGAACCACTGGAACTTTAAACGCCGAGGAGTTTGCTAGCACGTATGAAGACTTACAAGATCAAGGTTATACTTTTGACTTTTCAGATTTTAATAAAGTTGTAAAAGGTAAGTTAGCACCATTATTTCAGAAAGCATTAAAGTTACAAGGTAAGTTTGGTCCTGAAAATATGTTTGTATTAACAGCTAGACCACCACAAGCTGCTAAAGCTATATTTGATTTCTTAAAAGCTAATGGCTTAAACATACCTTTGAAAAACATTACTGGTCTTGGTAATTCTACGTCTGAAGCTAAAGCGCTTTGGATAGCTGATAGAGTTGGTGAAGGTTTTAATGACTTCTACTTTGCTGATGATGCCTTACAAAACGTACAAGCTGTTAAAAACATGTTAGATCAATTTGATGTTAAGTCTAAAGTTCAACAAGCTAGAACAATGTTTTCTAAAAACATGAACGACCAGTTTAATGATATACTAGAAGATGTAACTGGTATTGAAGCTAAAAAAAGATTTTCAGCTATTAAAGGTAGAAAACGTGGTGAAAGCAAAGGCAAGTTTAGATTTTTTATACCACCATCACACGAGGATTTTGTAGGTTTGTTATATAACTTTTTAGGTAAAGGTAGAAAAGGTGATGCTCATAGAGACTTTTTTGAACAAGCTTTAATTAGACCTTTAAATAGAGCCAATAGAGAATATGACACAGCTAGACAAAGCGTTGCTAATGATTATAAAGAATTAAACAAACAGTTTCCAGATATTAGAAAAAAGCTTACAAAGAAAACTCCAGATGGTGATTTTACTTTTCAAGATGCTATAAGAGTATATTTGTGGAATAAACATGGTTATAAAATTCCAGGTTTAAGTGAAACAGATCAAACTAACTTATCAGAGTTAGTAATGTCTGATCCACAACTACAAGCTTACGCTGAAACATTAAATATAATATCTAAACAAGAAACTTATGTAACACCAACTGAGGGTTGGAATTCTGGAGATATAAGAATGGATTTGGATGACGCTACTGGTAGAATTGGTAGACAACAGTTTTTTGCTGAGTTTATTGAAAACGCTAATGTTATATTTTCTGAAGAAAACTTAAATAAAATTGAAGCTGGATACGGTAAAGGTGTTAGAACAGCTTTAGAGGATATGCTTTACAGAATTAAAACTGGTAGAAACAGACCTAGTGGACAAAACGAGCAAGTTAACAAACTTATGAACTATTTAAATGGTTCTGTTGGTACAGTTATGTTCTTTAACATGCGGTCTGCTTTATTACAGCAAATGTCTATTGTGAACTATATCAATTTTGCTGATAATAATATATTTGCCGCTGCCAAAGCTTTTGCTAATCAAGAACAATATTGGGCTGATTGGGCGTTTATATTTAACTCTGACATGTTAAAGCAAAGAAGAGGTGGTATACAAACGGACGTTAACGGCGCTGAACTAGCCGCTAATCTACGTAACTCTAAAGATATAACTAGAAAATTAATATCTAAATTGTTAGAGTTAGGATTTTTACCTACTCAAATCGGTGATAATATTGCAATCGCTACTGGAGGAGCAACTTATTATAGAAACAGAATAAACAAATATATAAAACAAGGTTTGAGTAAAAAAGAAGCTGAAGCAGCTGCTTTTACTGACTTCCAAGACATAACGCAATCTACTCAACAGTCAGCTAGACCTGATATGGTTTCCAAGCAACAAGCATCTGTTATTGGTAAAGTTATATTAAATTTCCAAAATGTTACATCTCAGTTTAATAGACTAGGTAAAAAAGCTTTTCAAGATATATATAACAGAAGAATAACAAAACCTAATGCTACTCAAATGCAGAGTGATATATCTAACGCTGCTAGAATAACATATTACTTTGCTGTTCAAAACGCTATATTCTACACGTTACAAACGGCTTTGTTTGCTATGATGTTTGACGATGACGAAGAGGATGTAAACAACTTGTTTTTAAAGAAAAAAGAAAGGTTAATAAACGGTAGTATTGATTCTGTATTAAGAGGCTCTGGCTTAATTGGCGGTGTGGTAGCTACTTTAAAAAATGTAGCTATTGCTTTTGCTAGACAAAGAGATGTTAGGTATAACCCAGACGAAAGCGCTGTTGGATTAGAAGCTTTGAATTTATCACCGGTGCTAGGTATTAAATTTAGAAAAATTGTTAACGCTGAAAAAACCCTTAATTATAACAAAAAAGTTATAAAAGAAATGGAAACTTTTGACATTGACAATCCACAGTGGTCAGCCGCTACAAACTACGTAGAAGCTTTTACAAACGTACCTTTAAATAGATTATACAATAAAACACAAAACGTTAGACAAGCTTTAAACAACGAGCACTCAGCGTGGGAAAGATCTTTAATGTTTTTAGGTTGGAGTCAATATAACCTTGATCTTGAAAATAAAAAGATGGAAAAAATTAAGGAATCTATTAAAAGTAAAAAGAAAAAGAAGTCAAAAAAGAAAAAAGGATTTGGTATTAAACAGGAAGAACTTCTTTTTTAAATTAAAGTAAACAATTCAAAAAATAAGTGATAATATAAAGATGGTGAAAAGACTAATAATATTACTACTACTTATATCTAATATAACAGTAGCACAAACATATGGGATTGAGGATGTTAAGAAGATGTTGAAATACTCAACGTTCTATGCTGCTGTCAACGGTGGTACGTCGCTTTCTGATGTTGATATTTTCTCTGTAGATAATGGTTTATCTACAAAGACTATTTCAACTCCTTATGATTATAACTTTACTATAGGTCTACGTAAAATTGCTAGATTTGGCTACGAAAATAAAGCCCAAACATTTTACGATGGAACAGAATCTAATTACAGTGATGCGGCTACTGTAGGTAAAGTAAGAGGAGTTGAATATTTATTTGAAGTAGATTATAAAAGACAAGAAGGTGTAGACTATATGGATCAACACCATTTCATTAGATTTAGTTCTGATGATGGTTGTCCAGATGAACTATGTGTAAACTTCTTTGCCTTGAAAGTTGAATACTTAGAAGATGGGTTTGCAGATATTAAATATTTTGAAGCATCAGAGAGATATAGACAGCGTAAAGGTAGAAATCTATCTTGGAACATTGGTCTAACACATCGTCTTGCTGAACCTTATGGATACGATCCTTTGGCTAAATGGATGCTAGACAATGGTAATATACATTATACTTATTTAGCGTTACAGGAGGGTTACGAGGTAGATGTGTATAGCAACACCTACGTAAACCCTGGCGGAGAGGTTGTTGCAACTAGCGCTGAGGTTTGGGAGGCGGTTGTAATACCTGAAGTGCTAGCTGACTACACTGAAAAAGAAAGAAACAAATTAGCAAAAGTAATTCAACACTCTTTAGTTATGGGGTTTGATTATTATAAATATAACAAAAATACTTGGTTACATGTTTGGGGAAGTTTAATGCCTTGGCACTACGATGATGGTAGTGAGTTTTCATATCATAATTATATAGAGGACGAGCAGTGGTACGATTATTCTGGTGGATTAATTTACGGAATAAAAGTAAACAAACAACTAGGTTATTTTGTAGAAGGTAAATACAATAAGTATTGGAATCGTGAATGGTATGATTTCAAAATAGGAATGAATTACACAATATTTTAAAAAAACAATTATGGGAACACCATTTAAAATGAAGGGACCGAGTTTATATAACTCATCAATGAAAAATAAGAAAAATAAGAAAAAAAATAAAAAAGAAACTTCTTTAGAAAAAGCTAAGCGAGGGTTAGGTCTTACCAAAGAGCAGATTGAAGAGGAAAAAACAAAACAAAAAGAGGCGCTAAGAAAATACGAGGAGAAACATGGCCGCTAAAGAGTTAAATGAAGATACGTCTTTTAAGTTAAGTATAAAGACATTAATAGGTATAGGTTTTGCAATGGCAACTTTGATAAGTATGTATTTTATGTTACAAGCTGATATAGCTGAGGCAAAGGAATTACCTATAATTCCACCAGATGAAGTTACTAGGATGGAATTTCAAATGAAAGATCAAATGATCCGTAATACTATTATGGATACGCAAAAAGACGTACAAGAAATTAAAAAATCTATTGAAAAAATAGAAGATAAATTATATAACAGGTAATGAAAAAGCTATTAGTTATTTTATTAATACTAATATCAAATAGTGTTAACGCTCAAATAAAAGTTGAGCAGTTTAATGCTGGTTGGAATAGCGCTAATGATGTTCCTTGGGTTATGGATCTTGAAGACGTTAAAACCTCTGGCTATATAGATATAGCTAAAGATACAGAGGCTCAAGCAAAACACAAAATAGCTGTAGTACCTACAATTATAATATTTAAAGATGGCGAAGAAGTTGCTAGGTTTCAAGCTGATCTTAGTTTTAAAATGCTAGCAACAAAAGAAGAAGTACAAGAAGAAATTAGTAATCAATTAATGAGCGACTTTTAATTATGCCTGGAAGCGAAAAACAAAATAGCATGTTTAAGAAAACAAAAGGATACGTTCAAGGAGGTAATCCTTTTCCTGTTACCAGTTGTGGTCGTAGAAGAAACGATGGTTCACCATTAACTAAACTACGTAAAACTACAAAAGGTAAAGGTAGACATTTTCTAACAGCTAAAGAGGGTGCTGGTATGACAGCTGCTGGTAGAAAAGCTTATAACAAACAAACTGGTGGTAATTTAAAAGCACCACAACCAGGTGGTGGCAAGCGTAAAAAATCATATTGCGCTAGATCTGCTGGGCAAATGAAAATGCACAATATTAATTGTAGTAAAACACCTAAAAAAAGAATCTGCGCAGCAAGACGTAGATGGAAATGTTAAAACAATAAATTATGGGATACGTAAGCGATGCACAAAGAAAAGCCGTACATGCTAGTAAAGCTGATGGGGGTAAAGGTAATCCAAATAAAATGCTAAAAAAAATTAGTCCAGCATTAGCTAAAATATCTGCTAGTTGTAAAGCTCAAGCAAAAAAGAAATTTAAAGTGTGGCCTAGCGCTTATGCTTCTGGCTGGGGTGTACGTTGTACTAGAGGTGATTTTAAGAAAAAATAATGTTTAAGGATTTTGACATATCAAGTTTCAAAAAAATGAAACCGCCTAGTGATAATGGTTTTGATACAGATCAAGAGATTAAAGCTCTTAAAAAAATACCTTTGCGCAAAGAGTTTGTTAAGAAGTATGATGATATAGAAGCTTCGTTTAAAGAAACTGCTAAAAAAAATAACATTAAAGATTATGATAAAAACATTGCTGCTAAGCTTATAAAAGAATCAGCACCTGTAATATTAGAATTAAAGAAATATCATAATAGAAAAAGACCATACGAGTTAGATAAAGATTTAAAAGCTGTTAAAATGAAGTCTATGAATACTCCCTCGTATCCTTCTGGTCACTCTGCTCAAGCAATATTGATAGCATCAGCGTTAAAAGACAAATATGGTAAGGGTCCTGCGTTTATGCAAACGGCAAAAAACATATCTGATAGTAGAAACGTAGCGCGTGCTCATTATAAGAGCGATAGTGTTAACGGAACAAAATTAGGAAAACAATTATACAAACATACTAAAAAAACTTAAAATGAAAAAAGCACCTGCAAAAATGAAAAAAGCTCCAATGAAAGTAACTGCTAAGCAAAAAGCTAATTTACCAGCTAATTTAGTTAAAGAAATAGCTAAAAAAGAAGGTTCTGCAATGAAAATGAAAAAAGCTGCAATGAAACTTAAAAAAGAATCAGCTATGATGCTTAAAAAATCTGCTATGGAGATGAAGAAAGCTTCAGCTATGAAAATGAAAATGAAGAAAAAGAAGTAATGTACGTTCAGAAGAACAATCCTATAAAAAAGCAAAAAGGAGGAGGCACACGTAAAACGTGTTTGCCTGCCTCTAAAATTGCCAGCATGAGCAAAAAAGAAAGAGCACGCTTAGTTGCTGCTAAACAAGCGTCTGGCAAGGCTGGAAAATATAAACGTTCTTCTAAAACAAACGTAAAAGGTGTTCGTAAAAAAGGCTCTACATTAAGAGACTGGTTTCAAAAAGAAGACTGGAGACAAGTTAACAATCCTAAAAAGAAATGCGGTGAAAAATAAATTAAAAAAAGTAGCCGAAGGATTAGAAAAGGCTAGCAAAACACATGCTAAACAAGCTAAAACAGTTAGATCTATGTTAGGAAAATTAGGTCCATTTAAAATGAAATCACCAATAAAGTGTTGGAAAACATACAAACAAGTAGGTTACAAAACAAAAGGAGGTAGAAGAGTACCTAATTGTGTTAAAAAATAATTATGAATAAATTACTATTACTTTTATTATTACCATTTGCGGTATTTAGTCAAGGCCCACTTAATTGTGTTCCTACTACTCTTGTTATAAACCTAGATCAATACCAAAGCGAAACATATTGGAATATCAAAGGGCCAAATGGCAATGTAATTGCTAGTGTAAATAGTGGTGCTTATGGTGGTCAACCTGATTACGCAGTTATAACAGAGTTACTATGCTTACCGCAAGGGCCGTTAACTTTTACTATATATGATACGTATGGAGATGGTCTCGCTGGAGCTCTTTGGGGTGGTTTAAATGGATCTTACTATTTAATACAGTGTAACGATACCTTAGTGTGGGGTGATGTGCCTGATTTTCAAAATGACTCAATACACGTTTTTGTATCTGATGGCTGTCCTCCCGTCCCTGGGTGTATGGATCCGCTGTATGTAGAGTTTAATCCTCTAGCCGATACAGATGACGGTTCATGCACAGATTTAAAAGTATATGGTTGTATTGATTCAACTATGTACAATTACGATCCACTAGCTAACACAATGTCTTTGATATCAAACTGTGACTTTACACTAACTATGTTTGATTTAATTGGAGATGGTTGGGTTGGATCTTATTTAGAAGTAACACAAGATACAAACGTTAGCACTTATTATTTAGCAGATGGTTTTTCTGCTGATACATTAATAAACTTAAATTCTCCACATCCAGTTGAGTTCAAATTCTATGTAACTCAACAAGCTTCTTTAACAGCGGCTCATTGTGGTTTTAGATTAACTAACCCTGACGGGGTTGTTATGAAAGAGGTTTTACCACCTTTTATTCAACCTTTATTTAAATACATTTCACCTACGTTTTGTGGTGATTTATGTGTTGAAAAGATATTTGGCTGTATGGACAGCTTAGCTTTAAATTATAATGACTCAGCAAACGTAGCTCATGATTGTTTCTACGTTTTGGGTTGCACTAACTCTTCTTATTTAGAATATTATACCCAAGGTTTTGTAGCTGATACCAGTGACGGTAGTTGTAATACCCCCGCTGTTTGGGGATGTACTAATACCCACGCATTTAATTATGATCCATTAGCTAACATCGATAACGGTGGTTGTATAGCCGTTGTAACGGGTTGTATGTCTAGCATTGCTTTTAACTACAACCCACAAGCAAACACACCTGACACTTGTATACCTGTAATATATGGATGTATGAGTTCAATAGCTTTAAATTATGATTCATTAGCAAATACAGATGATGGAAGTTGTGTTGGTGTTATATATGGGTGTATGGACACTCTAGCGTTTAACTTCGCTCCACTAGCTAATGCTGATGATGGTAATTGTATACCAACTATATATGGATGTATAAATCCAGTAATGTTTAATTACTGTGATACTTGTAATACAAATGATGGTAGCTGTATAGAGATATTGTATGGTTGTACAGATTCAATAATGTTTAATTATAACCCACTTGCGAATGTTGACAATAGTAGCTGTGTTCCTTTTATTTATGGTTGTACGGATCCCTCTATGCTTAATTATAACGCTTTGGCGAACACAGAAAACTTTACTTGTATTCCTTATATTTACGGTTGTACTGATAGTACTGCTCTTAACTATGATACATTAGCAAACACTGAAAATGGTTCTTGTATAGAAATAATAGTTGGATGTATGGATTTAAACGCTTTTAATTATGATCCGCTTGCAAACGTAAATCACGGGCATGATTCTTTAGGTTGTTTATACGCGGCGGATTGGTGTGTAAATGGATCTGGTAACCCATTCTTCTTAAATGATGAGTGTTATGCTTGGGTAATTTCAGTGGATGACTACTGCTGCGAAAACGCTTGGGATACTATATGTCAATCAACGTATGATTACTGTGATGGTAGTTGGTCAGGACCATTGTTAAGTAGAATGCAGAATAAAAAAGAACTAATAATGATTACTGATTTATTAGGTCGACCAACAAAAGAAAATAAAAATAAATTACTGCTTTACATCTATAACGATGGTACAGTACAAAGAAAATTAATAAAAAAATAAAACTATGCCTACATTAATACCAACTTTAACATTAACTAGTACAGACGCTACTTCTGATACACTTAATTTTTCAGTTATAGATTCTTTAACGGTAAAAGCTCCTAATTCAAATCTAGCTACTATTATAGCAACTGCTACCGGTAGCGCTAGTGTAATAGTGCCAGCAAGCACTGCTATTGCATATCTTTATGTTAAGCATACTGGAACAACAGATGGTTCAACAGCTACAACGCGACAAGTAGACGTTGAATTTACTACTGACGAGGCAATTTCTCGTTTAAGCGCTGGAGAGTTCTTGTTTATGCCTGTTCACCATGCGGAGGCAAATGTAGGTGTTCAGCTACATGTACAACATTCAGATAGTGCTGACGTCGTTCAAATGGAATACGCTTACTGGACTAAAGCATAAAATAAAACAACTAACTAACAAATAAATAAAAATAAAAATGGCAACAACAACAGCATCAATCACGTTGAGTAGTCCTGATCTATTAAGTCAAGCGATTTCTTTATCATCATCAATGACTTTATACAAAGGTGACACCACCTCAACAGGATTAGAACAAATGAACTATCATAGAGCAATAATACCTATTGGTACTAACTTTGTTCTTGTATCAGAAAGCGACGCGTTAAAAGACAACTCAAATTACATATATATTGTAAACAAAAACACAGATGTAACACATTACGTTACTATATCTATAGGCGCAGAGGTAATAGGTAGTTTGTATGCAGGAGACTTTATGTTTATTCCTTGGTCTAACGATGTTTCAGAAACAACAGCCGTGGATGATCCTTCTGGAGCTGACACAGACATAGCAATACAAGCTTTTATAGCTTCTAACACTATAGAGTATGCGTTATTCCACGTAGGCGAAACGTTATTAACTCACACTGCATCATAGTAATTAACAATATAAATAAATAAATAAATATGGCAACAACAACAGCAGCAATAACAATTGCTAGTTCAGATATCGCTGATAATAATTTTTCAGTATCTAACACGGCTACACTTACAAACGCTGGTAACGATACTGGTATGACCAAAACAACAGGTCTTACTAGGGTTACTTTAGCTAGTACAAGTCCGGTTATACTAATAGACGCTGGTGCAACTACTAGATTAAATACAATTACTAGAGGTAAAATTTATATCAAAAACTTAAACGATCGAGGCGATGGTACTAAGTTTGTAACCGTAGAAATGGACGCGGCAAGTCCAGTAGAGATAGGTAGACTTTACGGAGGAGACTTTTGTTTCTTTCCTTTTGATGGGTCTTCTGGAAACGATATAGGCTTAGATCCATCTGACGCTACATCTACAGATTTAGAATACATAATATTTTACGAATAGTAAATGGCCACTTTACATCATAATATAAGTGGTGAATTAACTCAAGAATTATTAGCTCCAGGAGAGAACATTAAAGTATCTAAGATATCTTTAACAAATGTTCAGAAAGTTAGTAAGTGCAAGGTTGATTTATATATAAATCGAGTAGCTGGTGAAGACTACGGAAAGTTTTACTTACTAAAAGGAGTAGAGCTTCCCATAGGTGCTACTTTAATATATGATGATATAAAGTTTAACAATGCTTCTGGAGCTTATGGTTTGTATATTAAGCTAACTGATGGCGAAACTTTTACGCTAACTGGCTCGATAGATCCAACCGCATCAACAACTGTAACTGGAGTAAACACGTTGTTTTTATCTGAGGTTTCTATAGGAGATGAAATTTTAGTTAGCTCAGAAACAAGAACTGTTTCAGCAATAGCTTCGGATACTTCGTTAACAGTTAGCGTTGCTACTACAAACACAGCTAATGATACTACTCCGGATTGTAACCCAACGGCTTTAGTAGATGTAATAATAAATTAACATGAAGTGGATAGGCCAAAATATATATGATTTAATATCTAAATTTCGTAACGACGTCTATTTGGAAGATATATCTACTGGCACTATAGCTAGTGGCGGTAATTTAGGTTTAGATTCAAATAACAAAATAGTAAAAGCCGCAGAAGTCGGAAGTTCTGTTGACTTAACAAGTGAGGTTACAGGTGTTTTACCAAGTGCAAATTTAGACGCTGACACTGCTCATTTATCGGGTACACAAACGTTTAGTGGTGACAAGACTTTTAGCAGTGGAATAATTGTTACTGCCGACTCTCAATTTACTTCTAGCTCATCCGCAAGGCCTGCGGTAGAAATTAAAAACACTGGTAATAACACGCAAGGTGGTAGTTTTTCCTTTGTATTAGATAAAGGGGCCGTTGGGGCTAATGGTGATATTCCAGGGACTATAAATTGGAAGGGTGATAATGATGCCCACGGAGGAGTCCAGCATACTTTTGGGTCAATTCATACCTCAGTTGCTGACGCTACAGACGGGCAAGAAGCTGGGTCTATGGATTTTAAAGTAGCAGCTTACGATGGTGTTCTTGAAACTGGATTAAAACTTGACGGTGATACTAACGCTGATGGAGAGGTTGACGTGACTATTGGAACTGGAACTGGATCAACAACAACCATTGTTTCTGGCGTTATAATGATGTCTAACTTACCAACGTCAGATCCGGGAGTAAGTGGACAGATATGGAATAACGG